TAATATCCGGTTTAACACCGGGACCGCGGAATATGCAAGATGGGGGTTTGATGAAGCCTTAGGCTTACAGATCTACTATTGCGCTCTGACCGAAGCTAGAAAATCGCAATTGTTTAATACTAATGGCGAACTTCGTCAATTCCGTTTAGGATCTAAAGAAGACGTCACTGATGTCATATTAGATGCACGAACGGCTGTTTCCTGTGAACCAGGAGGCAAGGCACGTATTGTCACCACCACTAAGTGGTGGGTCGTTGTGCTGCAACAAGCAGTTCGGCATTTCTTTCGAGAAGTTCTTGCTTTCCTTCCATCTGCTAAGGATGGATTGTGTAGGGCAGATCAAGCCTGGCTATTCCTACATGCTATGGAAAACGTTACCTTCGCTGATGAGGATTATAGACTATTGTCTAGTGACCTCAAAGAAGCGACTGACCACATTCCGCATATAAGTGGCCGTACTGCATTGTACGGTTTCGCGTGCGGTTTGGGGTTGCAGGATGACCCATTCGTACAATTGGGTCTGGCGTTAGTGTCTTCTGGAAGAAGATTCCTAATGACGTATCCTGATGGTAAGAAAAAAGTAGCCATAAAGACGAGAGGTTTTATGATGGGCGAACCCATGACAAAATCCATCTTGACACTTATGGGCCTATGCGCTGAGGAAGAATCTTTCCTTCACTACAAAAACGCATGGAGAATTTCTGCAAACAAGCGCAACCCTGAGGGTGCTTGCGAGTTAAACAGATATCTATGTGATCCAATTTTACTAGTCGAGAGACTAGGCGGGTTTAAATCCGACCCCGATGACAGCAGAGCTTTCCGAGTAGGTGGCGATGACCATATAGCATATGGTCCGATTCCTTACTTGCAGAGAATCACTCGCAACCATTTGGATTGGGGAAATAAAATTTCCTTAACATCCCATGCCATCGGTAAAATTGTCAAATACACGGAGAAGGTTTTAATGATAACGTCGTCGACCAATTTTAAAATTGGGCCTTCGCTAATCAACCGTAGCACGGATTATTACGAGAAATCACTTTTTGTTGACTCCGTAAAAGTTCGGCTTTTATCTCCGGTCTCGAGATCAATTGATACTCTTGACGAAAAAAACGTCGCCATCGGAAAAGCAAGGAGTTTAGGCTCCACTTTAAGATGGTTAAATCGTGACTATTTCCCACGCGAATGGATAAGGTCTGTCAGAGACAGATTCCTCTTTCGCATGCGTATTTATCTACCAACAAAGCACAATAAACATATTGCTAAGCATTTGTTGTTGCCTAGTAAACTAGGGGGGTTAGATTTATACGTCGACTCTAATGAATTAGAGGAGGATTGGTCATCATACCACATCGCATCGCGTAAGCTCATAAACATTGCTGTTAGTGGGCTCATGCCTCGTACAGTACTCAAAGCTGCTACGGGCATGGTAACTTCAGGCACTAAACGTGGTTATGCCTTCGAGTCCTTAGTAAGTAAAATGCTAAGGGAGTACAGCCTGCCAGAGATGGCACTGTACCTCGGTTTACCAATTCCGAGAGAATACGATGTAGAGCAATTGAGAGCGATGCTTAATGCTCCATATGGCTCCATGGCGGAGCAACTCAGATTCTTTGCCGAAAAGGGCTACGTCACTGAGGAAGCGGCAATAGAGACCACAATGCGTGGGACTCTGTTTTCAGCCATCCTTTCCAATAGTGAAAAGGAAAAGCGGTATAATACTACTCGCTGGCCGAAGCGTTTTGCCACATTTACCAAAGTTCTTGAAGAAACGTTTGGTAGCTTTCTCAATGACAAGGCAAAGCATGAATTACTTTACCAAAAAGGTTTCGATATAGAGCCGTTCAGCTGGTTTTCATCACCCCCGCAAGGGTGGGCTAAAGTACTCGAGAATAACTTTTGTTCATTCAAGAGACTTACCCTCTACTACGTAAATGCAGTAGACGAAGAAGACACAGTCTGTCGGTACGACAACACAGGTTGTTTGTTATATGAGAAACTTAGCTTTAAAACGCAGCTAGTCAGTGGTCTTCCACTCTTACAGCTTCCGAGTCTCATAGGAGGTTGTTCGGATGTAGACATGGATAAGTACTGGTGTTGGGGTCGCCCCGCATTAGGCTTAGAGCT